AAATCTCTTAATGCAAATGGATTATATGGCGCTTGTTTATAATAACGCCCCTTTGACTCTGCTTCTGGCAAGTCCCCTAATCGCTTAATCATCTCGTCAACACGCCTTACGGCTTCTTCTGCGTTAGTAGCAGTTGTACGAGCTTCATTAAGCATTTGTTCGGAAATAAGATTTTTTAACCTCTGTGATACATTTGGCGCTTCTAATATTTTTAACTTAGTATCAGCATCTAAATTCTTAGCTTGCTCTTGTTCACGTGATGTTCTAGCAATAGACTCAATCGTATTCGCTTCTTTTAGATCAATATCTGAACGAATCATTCCTAGCTGATAAGCACTACTAGACAATCCTTCAGCAATATTACTAACCTTAGCTTGTTGACCAACTGCAGCACTTCCAGACGGTGTACCAGCACCACCTTGTGTATAGGCTAGCATGGGATTAAGCCCAGCAGCCATCAAATCCTTAACCGCAGTTTGGTACTGACTAGCCCTCATACGCTCCTGAAAATCCATCTGCGCTTGACTTTGACCAGCACTAAACAAATTAGCGGTATACGCTTGTTTTGCTTGTGCCTGATTAGCCATATAACCACCTACTAACTGAGCGCCGCCTCCTATTAACGCAGGCATTAAAGATGCACCACCAGTGGCTGGCGCAGCAGCCACTGCAGCAATCTCTGGTGCAGCATCAACAAGAGAACTAACAAGACCACTAAAAAATCCCATAATAACCCATTTAAAAGTGGTCTATTAAGCCAGGAACACTATACATTGGCATTGGTCTTGCCATAGTAATATCAAAAAATGAATCAAATAGGAACTGCTGACCATTGGCAGCAGCACCCACAGCTACCACACGTGAAACTGGGGGCGTTTCTTGTATAAACGTACTATTCAACGTTGGCAAACTTGTAAACTTCTGAGCCAAATGCCAAGCATCTAACGTACCAGTAGTGGTACTTCTAAACAAACCAGTAATTTGCGACGGCTTATAACGATACTCAGCCCAACGCTCCTGATATCCAAATACATCATCGTCTGTGCTTGTACCTGTCGCATAAATCTCTTTATTCAACACTGCTTGCTCACCTAATGTGGCAAAAGCAGGGAAATAAAAATCATAACGTGTAGACCTTGACCACATACGTGGAAGGCCCTGCTGATATGTTAAATCAGCACGAACCGACACTAAACCAATAATAACGCCATGCTCTACAAAGCTTTGCGTAAATCCATGACCACTCGCGAGTGACGTGCCCATAGCTGCAAGATTGCCCAAAACTGTAGAACCTCCAGAAATATTGGTCGCACTTGTCTGGGCAATAGGATTGATATTAACAACAGTGGAACCGCCACCAAGATACTCAGGACGCTGCAAACGAGCGTCTGGACTAATAACTCCAAAATGAGAGCGAATAATTTCAGTATAACGTGTACCTCCACGAGCATCCCTTTCCAATAATTTTTGAATCTGAAATGATTGACGCAATTGATTTATTGTTGCAGACGTCGCAGCAGATAAATCAGCATATAAACCTGAATTAGAAAAACGTAATGGTCTTTGTGCGTTTGGATTAACTGATAATCCTAAACGATTATTTAAAGACGAATCTACTGCACCATAAAAGGGTAATACAGTTGGATCATTATCTGTTTTAAATGAAATATCTGTATTATCTGAATATACAGGCGCAGATGTACCTAATGGTAATGTAACACTGGAACCTTTCTGTGGCCATGGCAAAGCACTTGTAAAATAATCATGACGCTTACCACGACGTAATAACGCATAATCAGTATATGTATCTGGACCGTTACCTTTATGTACGGTCACAGAATTTTGCATATTCTGATCTCTAAACCACTCGTTATAAATTAAATTATATGCACGTGGCCAAAAAGCACATACACTAACCGTATTACCGGTACCTACTTGACCGACAGTAGGTAAACCCATGTAATCATATAAACCACCCGTAGGGAACCCATTGGCAGGACTTACAATTTGTGGAACCGTATACGAAATAGAATCACCTGGGTCATTCTGTTCACCCATAAATTTCTGCCAATTATTCCAAATCAAACGATTTGGTACAAAAAAGAAAAAACTATCCAAATGCATGTTATCCATGATTGGATATAACGGCGTTGCCAAACGTGCAAATGCCGTCATCTTTAAATTAAACGTATCGCCAGGTAGTACTTCATCAACATATACAGG